GATAAATATTTAAGTAAAAAATTTTGGCTGGATTCTAGCGATAATCTTATGTATAACGGCAAAGCTCCAGAGCTTTCGGAAACTAAGTCAGCAAGAATGCCAGCGTTCTTTGAACATAGTAATGTCAATCTCCCCCAATACTCTTGAGTCCATACTTGGACCAAACTTAGAACAAATCCTCTCGGAGTTAGAGGATATATACCCACAAGTAACTCCATCTCCAGAGGATTCTTTGGAAACAATTATGTACAGATCTGGTCAACGCTCAGTAGTTGATTGGATTAATAACCGAATTAATAACGATGACACTGACAGCTAGTCAACAAAAAGTCCAAGACGCATATCAAAATATCTTTGGACGTGATGCCTCCTTTGGAACCCTTGGAGGTGCAGATTATTGGACAGATCAAATTGATAACAATAGTTTATCTGATTCAGAATTAAATAGAATACTTACGGCATCAGCAGAAGGTCAAAGTGTAACTACAGATGCAGCTGGTAATAAAACAAGCTGGCTAGGAGGTGTTAATCCAAATGTAGGTACAGGACATTCAAGTAATGTTGGTACTTGGGCTGACCACTTCAAAGATGGTGGTGTGTTTGGTGCTGTGGATGCTTCTGGTAATCCAAACAGTCTTGCAGGGACGATCTGGGCTGGAATGGGCGGTGGTGTAGATGGTAATCAAGGAACAGATGACTCTGCATCTGCTCTTAATGCAATTGCTACAGCTACTGGAACACCTATTAATAATTTAAGTGGTGCTTACTACAACATGGGTAGTACAGGAACTGGAACTGGAACTGGAACTGGTACAGGAACTGGAACTGGTACAGGAACTGGTACAGGAACTGGAACAGGAACTGGAACTGGAACAGGTACAGGAACAGGAACTGGAACAGGAACTGGAACTGGAACAGGTACTGGAACTGGTACAGGAACTGGAACAGGAACAGGTACTGGAACAGGTACAGGTACTGGAACAGGTAACTGGTGGGATCAATACGCTGACATCGACGCATTCAAAGATGCACTTGGCTTAGGAGATTCATCATCATCATCAACCTCAACTGGAGGTGTGGATGACTTCATGAAGTTCATGATGTTCATGTCTATGATGCGTCCTCAAGGTGGAATGGGTGGCGGTAGTCAATACGGCTACGGTGGTCTGAACCCAGGTGGTGTTATGTCCGCTTATAACCCTATGGATAATATAACCAGTGCTATACAAGCATTCCAGTCACTCCCTGGAATCGGTACAGGAAACGTTAACACAGGTACAGCTACAGCTACTTCATAAAAACAATGACAGCAAAAACTAGGTATGATTATTTATCAAGCGAACGTACCCAGTTTCTAGACGAAGCAGAACAAGGGTCAGAATTAACTCTTCCATATTTAATCTTAAAGGATCAATACTCCAAGGGGATGAGACATCTTCCTACACCTTGGCAATCAGTTGGAGCTAAAGGTGCAGTAACATTAGCAGCAAAATTAATGCAAGCTATGTTACCTGTACAAACCAGCTTTTTCAAATTACAGGTAGATGAAAGTCAACTTGGTCAGGAATTTGGTCCACAGGTTAAATCAGAACTAGACTTATCTTTTGCAAAGATTGAACGCACTATCTTGGAGGCTATAGCATCCTCCAATGATCGTGTGATCGTGCATGAAGCTCTTCTACATTTAGTAGTAGCAGGTAATGCACTTATCTTTATGGGTAAGGATGGTCTGAAGTTATATCCCCTTAACCGCTTTGTTGTAGAACGAGATGGTAACGGCAATGTGATCGAAATAATCACGAAGGAAACTATTGCAAAGAAATTAATCGAAGATCAACTACCAGAGGATGTACTGCAACAGTATGATACAGTAGTTGATGGATCTGATGATTCAGTTGAGGAGTGCGACATCTACACCCACGTTACACGAGACAACAACAGATACGTCTGGCATCAGGAAGTACATGGTAAAATATTAGAGAAATCCTACGGGAAAGCCCCTGTTGATGTAACACCTTGGATAGCTCTTAGGTTTAACACCGTTGACGGTGAGAACTATGGACGGGGAAGAGTCGGTCAATTTATGGGCGACTTAAAATCATTAGAAGCACTGTCTCAAGCCTTAGTAGAAGGCTCAGCAGCTGCAGCAAAAGTTGTGTTTACAGTTTCACCTTCAAGTACAACTAAACCCAGTACCCTTGCAAACGCAGGTAACGGTGCTATTGTACAAGGACGACCTGATGACATTGGAGTTGTACAGGTAGGTAAAACAGCTGACTTTAGAACTGCATTTGAAATGATGCAACAACTAGAACGTAGACTTAATGAAGCGTTCTTAGTTATGCAAGTCAGACAAAGTGAACGCACAACAGCGGAAGAGGTACGCCTCACACAGATGGAGTTAGAGCAACAGTTAGGTGGGCTATTTAGTCTTCTTACTACTGAGTTCTTATTGCCATACCTTAATAGAATACTTAATCAATTTCAAAAATCTGGAAAGATACCTCGTCTACCAAAGGATATAGTTAAACCAACTATTGTTGCTGGTGTTAACGCACTCGGACGTGGACAGGATCGGGAAAGCTTAGGTCAGTTCTTAACTATTGTTGCACAAACAATGGGACCAGAAGCTGTACAAAAGTTTATTAAACCAGATGAAGTGATTAAACGATTAGCTGCTGCATCAGGTATTGATGTATTAAACCTTGTTACTTCAATGCAGGAAATTCAACAACAAGAACAAGCTGCACAACAACAAGCAATGCAAATGGAAGCTATGAAGCAAACACCAGCTTTATTAAAAGCTCCAATGATGGACCCAGAAAAAAATCCTCAATTAGATCAAAGTATTGAAACACCACCTGAACAAGTATGACGGAAGAACAAACATTATCAATGGAACCAGTAGTTAATACTGAAAACGCTGAATCCGTTGACGATTTATCAACAGAAGAAAAAGACTCTCTATTAATTGGAGAAGATATGGAACGCCAGCAAGATACTTTACTTGCTGGTAAGTACAAAGATGCTAAAGATTTAGAGCAAGCTTATGTAGAACTCGAAAAGAAATTGGGCGAAAAATCTGAGTCTGTTTCGGAAGAACCAAAATCAAAAACTGAACCTGAAGAGGAAGCTCCAAAAGATAAAGAAACTAATCTCTTAGATCAACTATGGGAAGAAGGTAGTACTAATAAACTAACTAAAGAAACCTTTGAAAAGCTTAAAGGTATGGACCCTATTGAAGTTGCTAAGATGGCAATGCAACAGAGGTCACAAGCTCAGCAAGCTCCACAGTCTAGAGAGTTTACAGACAAAGATGTACAACAAATACATGGTCTTGTAGGAGGCGAAGAGAATTATAATAATATGATTGGTTGGGCTAATCAAAATATGCCTGAACAAGAAGTTAAAATGTATGATGCAGTAATGGATAAGGGTGATCCCTTAGCTGCTTACTTTGCTGTACAAGCTATGGCTTTACGTTACCAAGATAAAGTTGGTAGGGATGGTCAGTTAGTTACAGGTAAAGCACCTAAACAAACATCTGATGTATTCAATAGCCAACAAGAAATGGTAAAGGCTATGGAAGATCCAAGGTATAATGATGACCCAGCATACAGAGAAGCAATTCTCGAAAAACTAGAACGATCCAACATTAATTTCTAACTATGGTAGTAAAAAAACTAAAAAAAGGTGTAAAAGATTACGCTAACATGTTTAAATCATTCCATGAAGCATGGAAAGGTAGAAAAGAAAGTTACGATTCATATGTAAAAACTTACTCTCCTAAAAAATAGATAGTCATGGCGACCTGACCGATCATCCTCGCCATTCACCTATCTTGAATTTCAATGACAGTTATAACCGAGTACGGTAAACAAAACATTTTCGCTACAGAACCACCTATACAAATCATGAACGAAAACGAAGAAAACTTCTTGATGGAACAAGCAGAAAGAACTAACGGTCAGTTAGCCATGCTTGGTTTCGTCGCTGCTCTTGGAGCATACGTCACTACTGGACAAATCATTCCAGGAATTTTTTAAACACTTTATAAATGACTACAGCCACACTAACAAAACCATTTGACAACTGGCAGCGTTTCTGTGACTGGACAACGAGCACTAACAACCGCATCTATGTCGGTTGGTTTGGTGTTCTTATGATCCCTGCACTATTAACCGCTGCAACAGCATTTATCATAGCTTTCATAGCTGCACCGCCAGTTGATATCGACGGTATACGTGAACCTGTATCAGGCTCTCTACTCTATGGAAACAACATCATCTCAGGGGCTATCGTCCCATCATCAAACGCAATCGGTCTTCACTTCTACCCAATCTGGGAAGCTGCAACCCTCGACGAGTGGTTGTATAACGGAGGACCATATCAACTCATTGTGTTCCACTTTCTCATCGGTATCTCAGCTTACTTGGGACGTCAATGGGAACTTAGTTATCGCCTCGGAATGAGGCCATGGATATGTGTAGCATATTCAGCACCAGTTGCAGCAGCATTCTCTGTCTTCTTGGTATACCCGTTCGGTCAGGGGAGTTTCTCTGATGGTATGCCTCTTGGGATTTCTGGTACTTTCAATTTTATGTTCGTATTCCAAGCCGAACACAATATCCTCATGCATCCTTTCCATATGCTCGGTGTTGCTGGGGTATTCGGCGGTGCTCTTTTCGCTGCAATGCACGG